GAACATATGGAATAGACCACTTTTGAGCATCCCATTGATGCCATAGCAATACCAATGCAAGAAGCTGCTGTTTCCTCGAGACGTTGAGGTCGTTCGGGAAAGACAAGGTGAGATAACAGGTCGTCATCTTCACGAAAAGGTATTCCATATCGGTTGTAGTAACCAAGAACGTATTGTCCGTTCAGGTCCTTCGATATAAAAGACTTTTTTGTCGAGAGCTTTGCGTTGAAGTAGCGTGAGGCTAGGTTTGCAAGTGTGTCTAGGTATGAATTACCATACATTTCAAATCTCCGTTCAGGTAGAGCGATAAGTGAGTCGTCGCCTTGAACTTTGATGAAAAGGTTTGGTGATTCAATGTTAATGCCGTCTGCTGAAAGGCAGGTTAATAGCATAATTGTATTTACAAAAGAATCGAGTAGTTGGGTTTGTTGGAAGCCAGAGGCGATTCCATTTCTCGTCCACTGATATACTTTGCCGTCAGGTTGCGCTATAGGATAGTGCTTAACCATGTCGGTCATCCATGACCAAAGTCGATCTAATCGAACTTCGATGTCAGGTGAATCAGGTGAATTGGGGTAGAACACAGTTGGTTCATACCGTGAGAAGTCAAACCAAGAACGCCACATAGTGTGAACGTCATCGATTACTTCGTGTAGTGCGCGTTTGTCAAATTGACTCCAGTCAAGTGAGAGTACAGTGTTGTACCGTCGACCGTTTTCAATTAGACGATAGAGCTGTTTCCAGCCTCCTCGCATGATCTCGTTTCCCCATAGAAGAGGATGTGACTTAGTGTCAGCATTGAGATAAGACGATTGAAGGGGCCAGATGAACATGTTCTCTGCCATAAGCAGAAGTTTAGGAACTCCGAATACTGCTCTGATTTTATCAGGCTCGTCGTGTCCTACTACATGTGCTCTTGCGTGCAATGTTGTAAAATAGTGGGGCTTGGGAATTCCATCTTTAGTCCAAAACATTGAGTGTCCATCTTTAATTTGATGAATAAACACTTTGTTGTCATTGAAGATTGTATCTTCAAGGTTGGAGAATGTCGGAGATGGGTTATCAATTTCAAGTTCAGATTGCATTCTGCGAAGTTGATCCTTATACTTAGTTAAAAAGTTGTAGGGTGCTTCAGCTGATACATTCTTAGTCCAAGGATAGTACCTTAGATCCTCGAAATAGATAGGATGAAGTTTGTTCTTAGGACGGAAGATCCTTTCACAAACTTTCAAAGCCCGGAGGTAGTGCTTGTCTCGCGGAACAGGATGATATGGTTGCTCGAATTCTTGAAAGTCATCGATTAACCTCTTGTCCGTTGAGTCGCTTCGTCTTTTGCCAAGTAAGACTCGATTGAGTAGATCTTCAGATCCGTGTTTGAGTATAGCATGCTTAAGAGCGGAAAAACGTGTGTTTTCTTCGTTAGCAGAGACTTTCTCGTTACGGTGTCGGAGATT